CTGTAGAGCTTTTTAGACACGAAGAACGAAATCTTCGGCTAATTCAATCAATGTAGACCACTCTATATTAGTTTTATCCATCATCCAATATTCATATTCCAGATCTGGCTTCTTAACTAATTGAATATCTTGGGCGATAAATTTAAATTTCATCAACCTGTCTCCGTGGTTTAGATATGCATAGAAATAGATCAAGCTGTTCAAGTCATTGATTCGATCTTTTTCTATTTGATTGAAAGTGTAGTCGTATTCCCTGTATCCAAAACTTGACATTATATTATTAAACCCCCTAATGTCATGCATCATCAGACTACTCATTGCTCTTTTCTTTAGTGTCCTATAAATCCGAACACGCCTATTCCATTTCCTCAGCTTACTCACCGAATCTTTTTCTTTTTCTTTTTCCGGTGCAACCTCACTTGAGGCTAATTCTTTTCCATGTTCCCCTTCCATTATCTTGGCTCTGAAGAGCATCATTTTTTGAATTATCAACGAGGGAACTTCTGCACAGACTCCTGCGAGAATGGCTTTCGCATGTAGCACAGGATCGCTCAACATCTCTAGGTTGTCGCCTATATACATTTGCTTGGTTGAGAGTAATTTGTTCACATCTCTTGTGCATTTCCACTCTTTTAGTGTACTTCCATTCTCAGGGAAGAAAAACCATTTGGAACAAAACTCATTTTCCCACCACTCACTCGTAAACACATCGCACACAATTTGTCCTAGTCCATGTTCACCTTGATGATTCTTATCTCCCGTTGTCAATTGTCTAATTGAATCCTCTATTCTTCGAATATCTTCTGCTTCACCCCAGACAACAGTGTCATCACCAGATGCTAAAACGAATATTCTACGAATGCCAATTGTTTGGATGGAAGTCAACCATTGATCTGTGTTAAATACCCCAGCTTCTTGAGCATAAAAGTACATATACAAAACACTTCTCAATGTATTACCTAATGTTGTTCTGACAGGGTTTCCACTATAAGTTGTTCCTTCTATGTGGAAACACATCCAACCAATATATTGACACACACCTCTTTTCAAAGCTTTAGGCCTCTCTTCATGTCCATAATGTATATCAAAGAGGAGTTGTTCCTCAGCATTCAACCAAGTTTGAGAGGTTTCTCCACGAATCTTAATAAATATGTGAGCAATATCTTCACAGGCTGCATTTACTATCATCTTAACGAACGTCTTTTTGTCTGGGATCTCAATACCATTTAAACCTTCAATTTTCTCCAATATTAAATATAGTCGATTACTATAATTCTTCCAGAAACAATTGTCTACGATTTCAATAATCTCTTGATGTTGAGTGCTATCAAAAGCACTTCCATCAATTGAAAGCGACCTAAGCTGACTGATATTACTATTTATTAATTTCAAATTCTTCCATATCCGTTTCTTAAGTTTTTTCGAATTCAAAGCATGGCAAAATTCAGGTAAAGTAGCTCGTAGATCCTTGAATATAGCGTACTGGATATAGGTGAGGATGCCACAATAATTTTCACTGGGCATCACAAAGAATCTATATCGTGAACTGTTTGGATTAGAAAATCCTTCTCCATCAGTATTCAAGCTTGTTGAATAATATACCTCTCCTGATTTGATAGCTCCTTTATACACCCCTTTAATTTTCCTTAAACCAGCTAACTGTTCATAGATCACCTTCATGTATTTATTCTTTTTGCTAATGTCCCAGCTTTTCGATTTTATCCAGTCTTCAACGGTTAATATCTTGATGGGTAAACTATTAATATCTCGAAATAATTTTCGAAACATAATATTCACCATTTGCTTAAATCGTTCTAAGATGATCGGATCGGCACAGATTCTTGGTTGCAAATGTCTATTCAAAAGTCCAAATATCATACCAATATTACTTGAAGCGTTCCACTCGAATTCTCTTACTGCTGTGCCAAATTCATTTACTATTCTCCATCCGGTCTGAATCCAACTCTCTGCTTTCAATTTCTTCGCTTGAGCATGACATGTTCCATATATTCTTTGTAGAATATTTACTTTTTCTCGAGCTCGTACATCCTTACTAATGGCTCGACTAATTGTCTCAAAAGCGGTGTCTGGAATTCGTTTCTCTAAGAAGTATATGAGATCCTTGCGTTTTTGGGATAATCTGTCAGCAACAACTGTAAACTTATTTGTGATCTCTTTCTTCAATTGTTTACCTTGTATCCGAATATGTCTAAAATATTGCATCATTCTATCCCGTTGATCATTCATTCCATCCATATGAGGATTTTGTAAACGATCAGAATCTAATTTCTTTTGAGCTTTAACACCATTAATCATGGTTACCCATTCTTCCCACACGTTGTCACGAATACTTCTAATGGATAAATGCCATTTCCTTTGCCATGTTTCTTCTCTGAAAAGAGAGGATTCTTTAAAATTTGCATCAAACCTCATCGAATAGGCTTGGGCGTCTAAACCATATAAAATTCTGAAAATATGGTTCAATGTTGTCAATTCCTGTGATGTCTTCTCTCTCTTGTCGAATATCACTCGTTTCAAATATGCTTCCATAGATTCTATCCATCTATCTGATCCTTTGAAAGCAGTAGGAATTATTTCTCCCAGTTCCAACTTCTCTAATATTTTAAGTTTATTGGCTAGCCAAGTGTGTTGTAGGGAAGATTTTATTTCGAAAGTCTCACTAGACTTTAGGAGAGAGGGATAAGCTCCGAGTTTAAAACCAGGTAGACTGCCACGGTATATGAACCATGCATAATGTTGGAAATCGATTATTTGTGTGCATACATGGTGTACAACAGGATGATTGTAGGTGCAAGTAGCAGTATTGGGTTTTGAAAATACTGCAATGTTCTTTCCATTGTCAACAACCTTAAACACTCCTTCATTCTTTAAATATTGGTAGTTTCCAAGGATAGGAGTGTACTTCATTCCTGTTACAAAAAATTCTGTTTGGACGCAGAAATCTCCATAATTTCTAATGATATGCTTCAAATCTTCATCCAGATAGTAATGTGTGTCATTACAGATTATGTTGTGAATTCTTTGTTGTGGCAAGTTGGTAAACCGTGGCTCAGTATGATAAAAATCAACTGCTTCTTTGAATGTTCCAGGGAATATATGTACTATAACCCTACGAGAATGGAATATACCATTACGATTTTCGCAATGGACTGTGGTAAACGTATAATCCTCTTCGAAGTCTTCGTTCCTACAAAGTTCTCTCAAATTGTGTTCCAAACCTCGTGCGTCCAATTCATTACACAACAGATTCCATTGGACTGTATTTGTTTCATCATTATGTTCGTCTTGTCCTATCCTGGGGCGAACTAAAAATAATCTATTGGTATCAACTCCGTCTTCTCCTGCTAAATAGTGGGTAGCGAAAGTCTCAGGAACCACGTTCGACTTAAACAAGTGAACGTATTTATGCAAAGTCGATGTCAATTTTGAACCAAGGTCCCATACATACTTTATCTCTGTCTTCTTGCTTTCCACCTCATTAAGAACTGAGACTAACAAGGAATCGGCGATGTAACGCATATGATTGTGACCACCATTGTTATTCATGCGTCTGATCGTTATTTCGTCTGGGTTTATCTGCAATCCTTCACTATTTAGATATTGAGCTACTCCCTGATCCAAATTGATTCCTGGAGTTACAATGAATTTTCCGTCTTTCCAACCAAATTTGGCTCTGTTTATTTTTGCATTTGTTTCCTCATCAAAAACTTCTTGAAGTTTGCCACATACATTCTTTTTTGGTGTATGAAAATTAACCATGGTGTTTTCAACGGCGTTTCCATGAAATAATCGGACATCTTTACCTCTAAATGCACAAAATTCTTCTCGCTCAATATGTAGTCCAAACAACCAACAGCACCATTCGTATTTCTGCCAACTCTCTCTTCGGCTGATCCACATCTTTTTAGCTATCTCAAAGCTTTCCTCATACACTTCTCTAAGTTTTTTATCGTTGTTAATTATCTTGGAGAGTAAGCTGTTAATCCTATATTCATAAAGAGCAAGAATCAAAGAAAGTGACCAGTGGTGTAACCCAATCCACAAATAGAAACCAAGAGCCAATATGTGAG